ATGCCAATAACAGTGAAGTCCTACTCTGAGGTGCTCCACTGCCAGACTCTAGGTTTTTCCAGTCCTAGATCCGTAACCGTTCCTTGGGAGTTAACAAGGAAAAATCAGATATTATGGAGCCTCTGAGGGGGCTCATTAAAATGTATGTACAATCTGTGTTTGACTTCTATGAAGATACATAGAGATACGACAAAGACAAGACTCCACTTAACCATACTTTTTCTTGATCTTCCTCTTAGCAAGAGGTGGTAATTGCGGACCAGTACGTTTCAGGAAAGCATCCCTTTCGTTTGGATTAGTAGTGCCCTTACCTTTCTCATATATTTTCTTACCTTTTTTTGCAGCACCATGGCCAGGACCAATATCCATTGACTGAGCTGTGAAGTTACTATCAAAAGCTTTTTGAACGTCTCCTTTCTTTTTGTTCATTAGGATTTCCTAGTAGAGGGTTTCTTTGCTGTCTTTGCAGAGCGTTTAAAATTAGCTGTAGTTGGAGCACCTTTGGCTCCAGCCTTTCTCATCTTCTCCCCACTACCCTCAGCAATACGTTTACGTTTGGCATGGATGTTTGCATAGAGACCTGATTTAGCCATTAGTATTTTTTACCAGCAGGTTTTTTAGTAGTCTTTTTCTTTTTTGCACTAGAAGCAGCCTTCATACCTGCAGCGGTATATGGATACTTCTTACCGTTAACCATTGGCATCACCATACTCCGGGGATAAGTTGTCCAGTAACTGCATAAGCACCAATGGCTGCAATAACACCAAGCATTGCCAGACGACCATTCAATCGTTCTGCATGCCGCTTTTGATCTACTCCGTCCATTACTTCCATCCGTGGTTCATGTGGCCAGATTTGTGTGTCGTTCATCAGAAGTTGTACTTAACTCCGACCTTTGTTCCGTAGTCATTAACGTCATCAAAGGCTGCTGACAGCTCACCGTAGATTGATACCCGCTCAGTTGCTTGGATAGAACCGCCGACCTTGCCTGTCAGTAGAGTCTCTTCTTCACCGCCATCAGGTGCAAAGATAGTAGGACCGGCTTGTACATAATAAGAACCAAAGTTAGTATCACTTTCATAGCCAAGATGGAAATCTGTGGCATGGCCATTGAAGTTAGAACCACTGAAGCCAGCATTGTTTTCAACGTTGACATAAGGACCAGCAAAAGCGGGCGTTGCAGCAAAGAGAGCTGCAGGAATAAGAGAAAGAATTTTCATTAGTTTAAATAGTAAGTTGTTTAGAAATTAATATCAGAGCGATCTAGTTTGCTTAAAAGATCATTGCGATATGCTGGATCATTGTCATAGCGTGGGTCACTCATTGCTGTAACGAGTTCAGCTTGACTACGGAAACTATCAGCATTATCAGAAGATGCACTACCAGTCAACATTTGACCATCAGTGCCTACGGTTTCATTGAACCTATAACGCAAGGCTTGTGCGGCAAAGAAAGCAGAGGCAGGATCCCCACGATCCATAACAGAGTCGTACATTTCGATCTCCTGTTCTGAAAGGTTATCCTGCGCCCATCCAATCATTGCAGCGTATTCATTAGATCCACCTACTGATTCTTGGATTGATGAAATAGATTCATCAGAAAGGTCAGCTGTAGTAGATTGTTGTTCTGCATTATTTCGGTACTCAAGGTACATATTTGCAAGATCGGTACTATCCATCTCAGAAAGAGTTGCCATAGTTTCGTCAGAAATATTATCTGAACTTGCTTCATCCCATAGAGCATCTAGAAATCCAGTATCAGCTTCTAGATATTCAGGTTCATCCTCAACCTCCCCAGAATCATCATTAGATGATCCAAGCTTTTGTTGAAGTTCTAAGTAAGCTTGTTCTAAAGCTTCTTGGTTTTGAAACTTTCCAGCCAGCAGAGACTCTTGCTCTGCAACCATTTGCTCTCCTACCTGCAGTGAGTCCTGCTCCTCTGCATTAAGTTCACCAGGCGCTGATTCAGCTCCGTCATATGTAAGTGTGGTCATTTAGTAATTATTGTTATTGTGGCTGTGCGGATTCATTCATTCCTGCTTCTGCAGCCTTTTGTCCTACAGCAGTAATTTGTCCAGCCTGTTTAGTTAGTTCCATGCCTTGCTCCTGTTGCATCTGTTGCTGCATTTCTTGCTGCATCTGTTCCTGTGTCTTAACAAGGTTAAGGACATCAATACCTTGAGAAGCAGCAAGACGCTTAATAACTTCTTCTGGATTGATGTATCGTGTAAGAGCTTCAGGTCCAATAGTTTGAGCAATGGTTGTCATAAACTGACCAAGGCTTTCCCTATCTTGTCCACGGCCTAATGCATTAATACCAGCAACAATGGTAGGTTTGACAATTCCTTTGGGGATCTTTGGGATCTCACCGGTACGTTGGAACACAGCAAGCTTACGATTAAGATAAGGTACTAAGAAATCAACAGTGAGAAGTGAAAACAATCCACCCAACTGTTGCTCTAGTTCCATCTGAGTCATCCGTACTTCTTCAGCTGTTGTTCTTTCTGACTGACGTACTGAAAGAATAAGGAAAGCTTCAGAGATACGACGTTCAAGTGTTTGAGCCATCTGAAATGCCGTAGCNAAATCGGCCGTTTTGCCCACTTGAACCACCCCAATATCGTCCGGTCTACCTTGAATAATTGCACCGTTACCTGCTGCAGCCAGCGTAGAAGGCTTTGTTGTGCTTGAAGGTGACACTGTGAATACCACTTTTGCAGCTGCTGCAGAGCCTTCTACAAGTGCCTGAGAGAGTGACTCCATTGCTTGGATGTCACCCATAAATTCTTCTACTCTCCCCCTTCCATAGGGTTCAGAGTCAACAGTGTTAAAGCGCAAAGCAATCCAAGGATTAGTATCCAAAGGGGACTTACCTTGCGAACCAGGAATGATTTTTCCGTAGACTTCCTGGTGCCATATAAAACGATTGTTATCTCGTTTAACATGTGTATAGATGTCACATTCTTTATCGTGACTATTGTAGTCTTCAGCTACTGATTGGGGCTCTTCCTTTGGAAGTAGGTCTTTAATAAGTAGCTTGCTAATACGTTCTTTCGTGACGATTTCAATTACGTTTCCGTTCCCATCACGTTCTATAACATAGCGGTTTAGTGGATAGAGTTTTAGATTCTTTTTACCCATAAAGATAAGAGCATTACCAGTCACTACCAAATGCTTAAGTGCCTGATGAACGACAACGCGATCATCAGAAGCTGCAATGGATTCAAGGATGGTGCGCTCAATCTTTGCAAAGGAAAGATCTAACTCTGACTTAAGTGCAGGATCAGTACCGAACTCTGCCAACATTTGATCATCCATTTGTAGCTTAAAAAAGCTAGTCTGTGGAGGAAGAAGTGCAAGCATTAGTTTACTAGCAAGGGTTACTACACCCTTTGCACCAACTGATTGCCAAGGTGTCTTGAGATTTCTCATACCACCTGTTGGATCTTCTTCACCTCTAATCAAATAAGGAAGAGTAAGCCTGCCTGACTTTTCTGCTACATTTAGAAACTGGGAACGCTGCGAAGATAAACCGTCATAGCGTTTTTTTGCGTTCATGTGAGATTTAGATTACTGATTTTCATTGCAGCGTTACGTTGACCACGACTAAGAGAACGAGTGCCCTTAGTATTTTTACCTGCCTTAGCAGCTTTTGAGCGTTTAATTTTCACACCTTGTGCCCCACCACCAACAGCACTACCTTCAGTAGTTAATGTTTTTGGATCAGGAATAACAGGGGCTTCGTAAGTAGGTGCTTCATAAACGGGTACAGGTGGCCGTGCCTTAAACATCTGCTCCATACGAGCATCATTAGTCATTTGATCGTAAAGACCACCACCACCTGGACGGTTTGCTTTACCCTGACTAAGGATATTCATATTGCTGTTGACCCAATTTAGAAGGGCTTGGGAAGTCATGCCAGCATTTTTGTTGGCATAATAATCAGCATGTCCAAAATACTTTTTTGATGCACCGTGTGAATAGTTAACCATGATTATGTGTATAAAGAATTAGAATTACCGTTAAAGTTAGAATCTTCTGGATTGCCTGAAGAAAAAGGCATAGATGTATAGCTAGACTTAAGCTGGTCAAAATTAAGAGACATACTGTCACCTATTTTATAAACTGTCCCACCAAATGCATACTTTTTAGTTTTCTCTGCATCAGAATATTTATTCGTATAAGAGACATCCATTGTTGGGACAACCCCATCAATAGCGTAGTCGGAAAACACAACGTTAGGCTCATCAAATGTAGGATTTTCATACTCTTCATTTTGATCATAAGCAAATGCATACATTTCACTTAGCTGTTCATCATTGAAGTCATCATCATCCATATCAATGTCTAGCTCCTCAGCGATTTTTCCCCACAACTCGTTACTACGGTAGTAGTCAAGATCTCTTGTGGATGAAATCCCCTCCTCATAAATAAACCCACCGCCTTTTTCTCCTTCCTTTCTGTGTCCGAGTAACTTCAGTTGTAGTTCTAAAGCCTTGCTTGAAGTCTGCCATAAGAAGCTCAAGCTCCTCAAAGTCAAACATCAAGTCAACTTTATCTTCAACATCAAAGTCAGGTGTAATTGTAACTTGTTTTTCAAATGACATATTAAGTCTCCAAGTTTTCTTGGATCCATTCAACGACGCTACGTTGACCAGACCTATACATAATCTTTTCTATTGAATCATCCGGTGAAGGATTGCTCACCGGAAAGTTATTTTCTAATTGATGTAGTAAGCCACGGGCTTCCATACCGAAAGCTTCAAGCGTACTGAGGGAGGTTGACATTACTATGCTCAAAGAATGCTGGCATTCGTGCAGCCTTGGTGAAAGAAAGCTCAGGAGCTTTACCTTCATACATCAAGCGGTCACTAGAATCCAGCCAAAATTTTTTATCTAAATATTTATCGGCATTATTACCGAGGGGTTGCATTACCCAATTGATAGTTGCCTTGCGGAGTTTATCAAGACTAGGACTGACAGTAAGCCCCAGCTCCCGACAAACAAGACTATTGGCAGCAACGTGTATTTGTTCATCTCTACTTATATCTGCGCTGACCGTTCGCATTCCAGCGTCACCATTAGCGCGAAAGAATGGTAGAAGAACGAAGAACACTGCACGCTCGGCAACCATCGCCTTAAGGATCGTGTGATCCGGATGCGAAGTCCAAGCATCCCTGAGCCTGATAGCTTCCGATTCAGCTTTTTCATCAACC